TTCATACCATCTAAGTAAAAGAAAATGGGACGAATATTATCAAGGTACTCCACACACAGTAATAGCAACACAGCCATCAATAGGTGCTACAAGCATTATACTATCCAACACGAATGATTTTGCTAGCTCTGGAAGTATAAAAGTAGGGTCTAACTCAATAACTTACACAGCAAATGATACAAATACTAGTACATTATCAGGTATACCAACATCTGGAACAGGTTCTATTACTATAGCACATGCAGTTGATGTAGATGTATGGCAAAATATAGGTTTTGCTACTCCTTATTTTTATACGATATTTGAAGATATGATTTACTTTAGTACACCTTTTGAAAATTCCTTAGATGGTATGAATATATTTATGGACTATTACAGAACATTACCTGTTTATGATAGTGATGGTGATGTTTTAGATGAACCTGAATATGATATGTTTGTATCTTATCTTAAATGGAGAATAAAAGATATCAAAGCAAAAGGTAAACTTAAAGCAGAAAACGACAGTGATTATAGAGAATGGATAAGACGTAAAGGAAAGTTAATTCGAAAAGAGACTCTTAATCAAGATATTAGATTGAGTCCTGATATAGGGTACTTAAATGGTGCAGAATAAATATGTCATTATATGATAATTTTAACAAACAACTTTATAGAATAGGAAGTACAGATCAACCTTTTATAGATCCAACAACAGGTCAAATTGACCAATCTCTTACTCAATCCGACTTGATTATAGATTCAGGGGATAATTCACAAATAATAGATCCTGGATTAATAGATAATGGTCAGAGTATAAATCAACAAACTATAGCAGGTGGATTTTTACAGTCTGCTAATTTTAAAACAGGTTCAACCGGGTGGAGAATAGATGCAAATGGCGACTTGGAGGCTAACAATGGTAACTTTAGAGGAGATATAACAGGTGCAACAGGTACTTTCAGTGGTGCTTTAATCGCAGGAGAGCTACATATCCCCGACAAAGATACAACAGCAAACTCTTTTCATTCTGACACTTTAGGAAACATATGGAGTGGAGCAACTTATACAAATCGAGCAACAGCTCCTTTCAGAGTTTCTAATGCTGGAGTAATAGTAGCTACTTCAATAACACTAACAGGGCTACAAGCAGGCTCTGATTTAGATGGACAATACATCACAGTAAACACAATTACAGCTGATAAAATAATAACAACAACATTATCAGCAATTGCTGCAGATTTAGGAACTATTACAGCAGGAAATATTACACTTCCATCTGGAGGATTTATAAGATCAGGGCAAACAGCTTTTGATACAGGAACAGGTTTCTATATCGGAAATAATGCAGGAACACCAAAGTTTTCAATTGGTATAGACACAGGTAATAAACTTACATGGGATGGTACAACTCTTGCAGTAAAAGGTGCTATAACAATAGATAGTGGTTCAGGTATAGCCAACTTATCAGATGCAGGTGCTTTGGCTGTATTAAACACAGTCGGCACAGCACAGATAAATGCTCTAGCAGTAAACGATACAAAGATAGCTAGTAATGCCGTAACAGTAACTAAAATTGCCACTGATGCAGTTACTAATGCAAAAATAGCCACTGACGCCGTAGGAAGTAACGAAATTGCAGCGGGAGCAATTATAGCAGGTAAAATAGCAGCAGGAACAATCGTCGCAGCGGATATAGCAACAGGAACTATTACATCTAACGAAATTGCAGCGAATACTATTATTGCTGGAAATATTGCAGCAGGAACTATTACAGCTAATGAAATAACAGTAAGTCAATTATCTGCTCTTAGTGCTAATCTTGGAACTATTACAGCAGGGTCTATAAATATAAATAGCGGTAAAGCAATAATAGATAGTGTAGGAAAAATAACAGCAACAGATATAACTATAGGAAATAGATTTTTAGTAGTAGCACCAGGGGAAAGTATACAAACAGCGATAGATTCAATATCATCAACTGGCGGTAGAATTGTTATTCAAAATGGAACACATAGTCTATCAGCAAATTTAATTCTATATTCAGGGGTTTATTTAGAGGGAGAGAGTGCAGGGTCAGCTATATTAGACTTTCAAACAAACGCTTATGGTATAGAAGTGGTTGGAACTAATCCTTACAGCACTGGAACAATATCTGTAACAAATAACTCAATAACTGTAACAGGTGTATCTACTGTATGGACATCTGGTATGCTGGGACAAAGTATTATGCTAGGCGGTGCTTGGTATCCAATAGTAGCAGTTGCAAGCAACACATCACTTACTATAGCTATCCCTTTTGCTGGTGTTACATTATCAGCAGGTACTTCATATACAATAGCAACGCTTAAAAAAGATGTTAAAATTACAGACTTAACTATAAAAAACGCTAGTGTTGGGATTAAACTTCAATACACTAATGAAACATTTTTTAGAGATACTGATATTCAATCTAGTGTAGTTGGATTAACAGCAGATGATTCAGCACAAGGCTCAATGAATGAGTTAGACTTTACAGCTAATAATTCAGGGGCAATTTTAACAAACTGTCACTTCTTTGGTTTAGGTCAACTAGGTTCAGTAGATGCACAGGCAGGTAATGGAATAACATTTACTAATTGTACAAATATAGCAAATGATGGTTTGTTTGTAATAAATTCTTCAGGTAATGGAATAAGTATTACAGGTTGTTCTAATTTAAACTTCTCTCCAATATCTTGTATTGAAAACGGAGGACAAGGAATTGAACTTGTATCTGGTAATAAAGACATCGCTATATTAGGTGGTACTTACGAAAGCAACGCAAGTGATGGAATAAAACTAACAGGAACAACAGATAATCTACAAATGATTGGTAACTCTATAAAGAATAATGGAGGATATGGAGTCAATATAAACGCTTCTGATTGTGATGGAAATAATATCACAGGTAATAACTTTGCAGGAAATACAAGTGGTGCAGTAAATGATAGTGGTACAGGAACAATAGTTAGGGGTAATAGTGGAATAGACGATAATACTTCAGGTAAATTTGGAGGTAATGGCTCAGATAGTACACTCACTATTTCTTCAGGAACAACAACAATAGATTTAGGAGGACTTGCAATAGTTGAAAAAAACTACACTTCAATTTCTATTACGGGAACAGGCGAACTTATATTTATCAATCCACATACTAATGGAACGGTGGTTGTATTAAAATCACAAGGAAATGTGACGCTTACATCTTCAACGGTGCCAAATATAGATATGAGTGGTATTGGTGCTGAACCAAATACAAATGCACAAGGAATACTTGACGATGATTCACATCAAGGAGGAACTGCAACTGGGACAACTGGTGGAGTTGGTGGATTAAGATATTCAAATAGGACTTTTTATTCAGATGAATCATATAAAATATTACTAACAAAATCAATCTTTTTAACTCCAGGAAGTGGTGGAAGTAGTGGCACGAGTACAGGAGGAACTGGAAGTGGAACACCAGGAAATGGAGGGGGTGCTTTACTGATAGAATGTTTTGGAAGTTTAGATTTTACGGGAAGTATATCAGTAAGTGGAGGTAATGGAGCAGGTGGTGGAACAGAAACTGCTGGCTCTGGAAGTATAAGTGCAGGTGGAGCAGGTGGTGGTCATCTTGGTGGTGCAGGTGGTAATGGTGGTGATGGTGATGGAACAGGGACTAAAGGCGGCGGTGGTGGTGGTGCAAGTGGAATGTGTGTAATCATTGCAAATACAATATTAAATCAATCAGGAACTATTACAAGTGCAGGTGGTAATGGTGGTGATGGAACAACAAGTACTACATATACTACAGGCGGCGGTGGTGGTGGTGCAAGTGCTATTGCTTCTGGTAGTAATGGAACTTCGGGTAATCCTGGAATAGGCGGTGGTGGTGGTGCAAGTGCAGGTGGTTTAATTATTCTTAATACAGTATTCTATTAAAATACTTTACTAAAAATGTAATTCATTATATAATAAAAATATGGCAAAACAAATACCTTACAAATTTTACAAAACAACAGTAAATGGCAAACCCTATGTAGAGATATTACCTGGTACTAATACACCACCAGGGTATCAAGTAACAACCGCTAATGAGTTTAAAAGAATTGAAGCAAAGAATGTTTACTCTGGAGGGAAGACTGGTTTACAAAAAGCAATAGCAAATCCAAAATTTAAACAACTTCTTGCAGGGGAACAAGTCAATACAGGTAATGTTCGTAGTTACACTAATCCAAATACTGGAGAAGTATTAACAAATGTTCCTCAATCTGTGATTGATAATATTGAAAAAAATAGAAAAGGATTATCTTCTGGAAATCTTAAACAGATAAAACCTGGTGTCTTTGTACCAACTGGAGGAAATAACAACCAACAACAAATACAACCACCACAAGTAAACCTACAGCGTGGAAATACAGGTAATGACGTAAAACAATTACAAAAATACTTAGTAAGCAAAGGCTTCATGACGCAAGCAGACATGAATACAGGAGCTGGTATCTTCGGACCTCGTACAGAAAAAGCAGTAACAGCAATGCAAAACGCTAACAAAGTAGACAACTCTACAGGCGTTGGTATTTATGGACCAAGAACGAGAGCAGGGATAGATAATATTCAAACATCATCAAAACCTGACCAGACACTCATTGACTTCAATAATGCAATAAATTCAGATAATCCTCAGCAAAACGTACAAGACTTACTACAACAAGTAGAAGATTTTGCTATAAATAATGTTATAACCCCTATGGTTGAGTCAGGGAAAACAGTTAATCCAACCATAATAGATAAATTACCTGATATAAATATAGAAGACTTTTTCAAACAAGCAGAGAAAGAACTAGCACCATTTTATAAACAGAAATTTGATACAGCTAAACAAGACTTGGTAAGGGGATTACAGAACATTGGTGTAGACTTAGGAAAAGAGTTATCAGGTATTACAAGACAGTCAGATCAGACTAGACTTTCAGGAAGAGAAGATTTAGCAGGTAGAGGATTAACCTTTAGTGGTAAAAGAAATAAGTTTGAAACCAATCTTACAGATGCTACTGATAGAGCTACTGAACGAGCTAGAACATTAGCGTTTAGAGGAGCTGGAGATATAGGTAGACAAACAGAGAGATATACTGGAACTAATGCTTTAACAGATTTAAATTTACCACAGGTTGGAGGAGAAAAAGCATTCCAATTAAGTTCAGACCCATTAATAGGAACGTTGCAACAAAATAGACGTAGTGCGATACAGGAGTTAGGTCGTACACGAGCTGTAGATGCAGCTAAAAGAAGAGCGTTAACATTTGCATAATATTATGTCACAACATAGATTTTTAAGAATAGGTCCTGGTTCGTTTTTTAGACAAGATTCATCTGGTCAATTAACTGCCATTACAGAACCAACAACATTACAAGGATTAAAGACAGGTCAATTACCATTCAATGCAGTAGAAAGTACTAGAGGTTTAAAGTTTTCTAATAATTCACAATCTAATACACCACCAACAAATACACCTGCTCCAGATCAGAGTGGAACTGCTCCAGTACAAGGAGCTCCATCTAATCAGAATATAGATGTTAACAAGCTAATAAAAGAGAAATTAGCGAGTGTTTTAAAAGATTTTGCAGGTACTAAAGATATTGCTGATTTAGAGTCTAGAAAACAAGCATTGCTAAGAAAGAGTTTAACGGCTCCAGTATTTCCAAATGACCCACAGGCTAATGCGGAGTTAACTCCTGAGGCAAGAATATCTGCTATAAGACAAAGAGGAAGTGAATTTGAACCTGAAATACAAGCATTAGATAGAAAGATAGCAGAAGCAAAACAAACAAATGACCCAGTTAAACAATTACAATCATTATCATTAGCATTAGATTTACAAGAGAAATTATCTCCTACAAGTACATCTAATCCAAAAACATTTGATCAATCTAAAACATTAAGGCAAGAGTTTATAAAAGCATCAGGAAGTTTTTCTTCTCAGAGGGATGCTTATAATAGAATCTTAGCATCAGCAACGGATCCAAGTCCAGCAGGTGACCTTGCTTTAATCTTTAATTATATGAAACTCTTAGATCCAGGCTCAGTTGTTAGAGAGAGTGAATTTGCTACAGCAGAGAATGCGGCATCAGTACCAGTAAGAATACGTAATTGGTATAACAAAATACTTAGTGGTAAGAAATTAGGACCTTCTGATGGATTTCAGAGACAAGACTTTGTGGATAGATCTAATAAATTATATTCATCAGCTCAAAAACAACAAAATCAAAGAATATCAGAATATAAAAGATTAGCAACTTCCTTTGGATTAGATCCAAATAATATAGTAGTTGATTTAAATCTAGCAAAAACTATTAATCAAGATACAGGAGGAGGTAAGCAAGATACTAATCAGAATAACAATCAACAAAATACACCATCTTTATTAGAAATGGACGGAGTTCAATATCAATTATCTGATGATGGACTGTATTATCAAGTTCAATAAATATTATGGAACCAAAAGGATTTACATTTAAAGAGTTACAAGCACGAGGAGCTAAACCTGTAACAGGAAAAGGGTTCACATTACAAGAGTTGCAACAGAAAGGAGCTAAACCTATTACTACATCTAAAGTTAATTCTCCAAAAGATAAATCATTTGGAGAAAAAGCTGCAAACTTCCTTGGTATAGAAAAATTTGGACAAAGTATAGGATCTAGATTAGCTACTTCTAAATTATTCCCTGAAGGAAGACAATTACAGAAGTTAGTAGAAGAGGGAAAATTATCTGAAAAAGAATTTAATAATCTTAAAACTGGTGGTATTTCAGGAAAAGAAGTTGCAGGTAGTGCATTACTTACAGCTCTTAATTTAGGATTACCTTTTTTGAAACCTTTATCGTTATTAACTAAAGGACAAAAATTTAAAACATTAGCACAGTCAGTTGGTGCTGGTAGTACTTTCGGTGCTGCATCTGGAATAGAACAAGGTAAAGATATCGAGGATATAATGAAAGATTCTGGTGTTGGTGCGGTATTTGGTTTATCGTTACCTATCTTAGGAGCAGCCTTCAAACTTACAGGAAGAGGAGTGGAAGCAGTGCCTAGAAAATTATATAATCAGATATTTAAAGCGGCAGATAAAGACCTTCAAGTTCAATGGTCTAGAGAAGCCATGGGTCAATCATATAATAAAACATTAGCTGAAGAATATCTTAATAGAGGTATTATGGGTACTAATAAAGGAATGTTTACTTACTCAGCTAAAAAATTAGCGGAGAGTGAACAGAAAATAAAAGATAGATTAATTCTTTCTAATCCTATTATTAAAATATCTACAAAAAAATATATACCTTTACTTGAGACTATAGAAAAAGAATATTCAGGTACTACTTTTACAGGAACAGCGGCTCAAGCAAGAAGATATAAAAGAATACTTGAAAGAAGTAAAAATCAAATATCTACAAAAGATGCTTTAGCAATGAGAAGATTTTTAGATGGAATGAGAAATACAAGCTCTTTTAAATTAGACCCTAAACTTTCAAAAAAACAAGAGGATTATAAAATTGCTACAAATCAATTAAGACGAAGAATAGCAAATAGAAATCCTAAAATTGCTAAACTTCTAGAAGATGAATCAGTATTTATTAGAGGAATGGAATCTATTATAGATGATGCAGTAAAAAGACGTAATTCTAAATTACTTAATTTTACAGATATAGTAGTAGGTGGTGGTGGAATGGCTACAGGATTTGTTGGTGGTGGAATTGGAGCAGCTGCAGCAATTAGAGGTTTTCAAAGACCTGGTTTTCTTACTACCTTTGGACAGGGATTACAAAAAGGTATTATTAATCCTGTTAAAAATACTTTGAATTTTGGTAATCCAAGATTTGGAACAACTGAACAATTTACCAGAAAGACTGGACGACAGTTGTTATTTGGAGGAGATATTCTTAATCAACGTCAGCAATAACCGAAATCATTACGACTACAAAACCAAAAATTATCCCTATTAGAATTTCCATAATTAAATTATAATATATATATGCCACCAAATCAAGGACCACAACCAATCTCACTTAGAAACATCGGAAGCAATGGTGTTATAATGCCAGGTGTAGTTGATGATTTTCTATTACCAGCAGGAGCTGTATCTGATGTATTAAATATGCATTTTGATAAAATAGGTACAGCTACTTTAAGACCTGGAGTAACTATTAAAGGAACTCAAATAACTGCTAGTAAGAATATATTAGGAATACATCAATTCTTAGACGAAGGAGCTGGAACTGATGACCAACTTATAGTAGTAGTTAATACGGTTGCTTATTATTGGAATGGGTCAGCTTGGACATCTAAAAGAACAGGATTAACTATAGATAGTAAAGCACGTTTCACTAATTTTGTAGATTTAGTATTTATGGTAAATGGAGTTGATGCAATGAATACATGGGACGGTAATACAGCTAATGCGTTTGGAACAACTAATGCAGTCTCAGCACCCGCTGGCTCCTTCATAGACAATTTTAGATCTAGGGTATGGGTGGCTAATACAATAGCTAACCCATCACGTGTATGGTATAGTTCTATTCCAGATGCAACGGGTGCTATCTTATGGACAGGTAGTGATTCAAGTTATATAGATATAAGTCCTGGTGATGGAGGAGATATATCAGGAGTACAGAAATTTGCTAGAGCTTTCTGGATATTTAAAAACAATTTTATGTATCCTATTTATAGTATAAATCAAACAGAACCAGACCCTCAAATATTTGTAGGTACTTACTCACAAGAGTCTATAGAGTTAGCTAAAAATGGTATGTATTGGCATCATTCATCAGGGATATATAGATTAAGAAGAGGAGAATCACAACCAACAGAAATAAGTAAACCAATAAATGATATTATAAAAAATATATCAAGAACATTTTATAGCGAAGTAAATTCATGGCATGATTCAGACCATATATATTTCTCAGTTGGTGACATAACTATAGATGATAAAACTATTAATAATTGTGTGGTAAGGTTTACCATTTCAACTGAAGTATGGACTATATATTCTCACTCAATGAAAATTAAAGTAGGTGGTACTTATGATAATGGTAATAATATAATTCAAATTGTAGGAGATACTGATGGTAATGTTTATACTTATAATAATGGAAATACAGATAATACAACTGATATTTCTTATAAATTAGAAGTAGGTCCATATACTTTATCTGGATTACAGGCTCAAAAGAAAACAATTAGAAAAATAGCAGCACTACATAAAGAAGCACAAGGAACAGATGTTGGATTTAGAATTGATAATGCAAAAGAAAGTGAGATAGAACCGATTGGACAGTTAGATAGTGAACAAACTGTTTTTGATAATCTGGATATTACCGGACATAAATTTTTATTAAATATAAGTGGCTCATCTTCAGGGGAATCGTTACAATTTCAGGGATTTGAAATTTTAGACTGGTTACTAGATGGAGTCGAAGAATAATCATGGAAGAAACACCATATACAAAAAGAGAGGTTGATTTAATAATTGATAAAATGACAACTTATCATAATATAACAGGGGAGAAATTAAAAATAATCGATGCAAAGGTTGAATATACTAATGGCAAATTAAAAAGAGTTATACTTGCCATAGCAATAATATCAGCACTTTTAATTGGAGCAGGATTTAAAGATATATTACCATTATTAATGACCATTATATGAAAATAATACAAGCATTAAGTCCAAATTCGAGTCCATCAACTCTTCAAAAAAGGGGAGTTCAAATACATAAAACTTTAGGAACTGATTCTCTTGGTTGGTTACGAAATCCAGAGTCTAATGCATCAGCTAATTATTTAATAAAAAGAGATGGAACTATATACGAATTAGTAAATAAAAATAAAAGAGCTTGGACTGCAGGTAAAATAGTTAAACCAAATGAGCGTGGTAGAGCTTTTATGATTAAAGATGATAAAGGTAAGTGGATTAAACCAGGTTATTATGCTTATGAAATAGAATATGAATGCTTATTTTCTCAAACATTTACAGAAAAACAATATCAAGTATCTATAGAACTATATAAAACATTTGGATTTGAAATAAATAAAAACAATTTACTAACTCATACAGATACTTGTTGGTATAAACCAGACCTTACAAAAGAGAGGATAGAATTATTGAGACGAATGGGAATAAAAACAGATGCAGAAAGAATAAAAATTCTACAAAATGTAATAATAATGTTGGTTACAAAAGTAGCAGAATTATACGATAAACTCAGATTACTAAACAAGGGATAACTTCACTTGATTTTTTTATTTATTTTATATATAATATATCTATGAATAAAAAAGATATTAGTTTAAAAATAATAGAAGCAAAAAAACTTTATATTGAT